TATCCGAGCCTAGAGGGGACACGACGGCTTCTAATGTCTTCGGGCCCCAATTCGTATGTAACCGCAGGCTCATCAATTATCTCCCATGGTTATGACGCATTCCTTTGGACGACCGCAACGGAGTTGTGGCCGTTCCTTAAGGCTATGTGTCTCGTCACGGGAAACATCCACTTTATTGATTCGATTCCCTTTTCTCTTGCTGTAGAGCAAAAGACTAGGGATCTTAACCGTAATGTGGACGGTACTTATGAGCTTGGGAAACTTTCGATACGGGAAGAACCAGGTAAGTTACGGGTATTCGCGATGGTGGATTCTATAACACAATGGGTGCTACATCCTCTTCACAGAGCATTATTTAAAATTCTTGAGGTGATTCCTCAGGATGGTACCTTCGACCAACTGGCTCCCGTCAATAAAATGATGGGGGCTTTGAAGGAGAAGGGTACAAATAATGTGTGGTCGTTTGATTTATCAGCGGCCACAGATCGAATCCCTGTTGTATTACAAGAATTGGTCCTCGCTGGCTTCACCGGTAGCGATTTCGCTTTCTATTGGCGGTCCTTACTCTGCGACCGGTATTATCAGCTCCCTACTGAATGGTTAAAGACCTTTGGTAAGAGAGGCTTGGCTTCCCTTAATACGGGAGTCAGACCTTTCCAACCTTGGGACCCTAAATCAAACAAGTTAGGTAAAGTGATATACAAGCCTATCAAGGCTATACGGTATGCAGTTGGACAACCAATGGGAGCTTATTCCTCTTGGGCGATGCTAGCGTTGGTGCACCATGCACTCATTCAGTTTGCAGCCTTTAGGGCTGGCTGGAGAGTTTGGTTTCCTCTATACGCAGTATTGGGGGATGACGTGGTGATAGGGGATCACCTCGTCGCCGACCAATATACTCGTCTAATGGCGGAAATCGGAGTGGATATCGGATTTCACAAATCCGTTATCTCTGATAACCTTTCGTGTGAGTTTGCCAAGAAGTACTTCTATAAGGGAGAAGAGGTAACTCCTCTTCCTTTAGTTGGTATTTCCTCTGGCTGGCTCGGCGCGACTTTCGTTCCAGAGGTCATAAAGATCTCGGAACGTTTGACGGGTAGGAAGCTCTCCGGTTACAATATTGGGCGTTTCCTGGGAATAGGGTACAAGGCATGTTCAGGGGCGGACAATCGTCCACTCCTGCGTATGCCAAAGATCCTATCCCGGGTGCTTATATTGCTTTCTAAACCTGGCGCTCCTCGAGGTGTTGGAACTCTTTATGATTGGCTGCGTCTTGAGTCTATACAGACTCATCGCGTAAC